AAGAGGTCAGTAGCAAAACACCAAATGGAACAGGCTGACATTAAACAGCCAAATAAAACGAGATTTGATTATATGGATTATGACGGGAAACCTACAACCGTGAGGAGAAAGAGTTTCTTTGCAAATCATTGGAGAGAAGTAAATTAAACAGGAGGATAGACATGGTAACTTTTAAAACAACAAAACTTCAGGAAATGACAACAAAGGCGTCTAAGGGAGTTGGCAATAATAAGCTCAAACCTTTAACAGAGCTGATAGCAATCAAGGTAGAAGATAATGCACTTATACTTCTTACCACAGATGGTGATAATTTCTTGTATATCACAGAACAGGTTGACAGTGACGATTTCTATGCCGTAGTACAGGCTAATCAGTTTGTAAAGCTTATTTCTAAGCTCACAAGTGAAGATGTCAGCCTTGATGTTGTAAACAACTGTTTAGAGGTTAGAGGAAACGGTAATTATAAGATTCCTGTTGAGATTGATGCTACCACAGGTGAAATAGTAGAGTATCCTGACCCTTTCAAGAAGCTTAGAGACGAAGATTTAGATATGGTGGGAGCGCTTGGAACACAGGATATTGCTAATATCTTGAGAGCACTCAAGCCGTCATTATCAACAACAATGGAGCTTCCTCAGTACATTAATTACTATCTTGGCGACACAGCTATCGCCACTGATACCGATACAGTAGGGTGCTATCATAAAGCGTTGGCTACTACACCCGTGCTAGTAAGTCCACAAGCCGTGGACATTTTGGGTGTCTATACAAGCGAAGAGGTTTTAAACATCTATAAAAACAATAATAGATTGCTGTTTTGTGGCGATGGCTTCACACTTATCAGTTATGCGATGCCTGGAGTTGAGAAATATGCCATAAGCAAGATAATGTCACATGTTGGAACTGACTACCCTTACAAGAGTAAGCTTCCCAAACAGGATTTGGTTCAGGCACTTGAAAGATTATCTTTATTTGTAAGTCCATATGATGAGGATACAGTATATCTCAGGTTTGGTGTTGACGGAAACAGTCTTCAGTTATCAAGTAAACAGTCAGACAGTGTTGAATGTATTTCTTACATAGAATCAAACACAGATATGGGATTTGAGTGTGCTGTTTACTTCAGTATGCTGACGGCACAGGTAAAGGCAACCACAGGTGATACAGTTGAAATATCTTATGGAGCTTCTAAGTCAATCAAGCTTGATGACACAGCTTGCAATGTGACTTCAATACTATGTCTAGTGGTTTAATCCGTTCCAATAACAAAAGGTGGGGGTGTGAAAGCACTCCTACTTTTTTTTGAAAATTTTTCAAAAAATACTTGACAAATGTGAAAACATTATGATATACTATATACACAAACAAAGAAACACTATAATCACTCAGAAAAGGAGAACAAGTTATGACAGTTGAAACCATTAAAAACATTATGAGAGATGTTGACCCTGAAGTTTCTGAAGAAGAGCTTGACAGAAGAGCTACTAAGGTAGCTAAGGATTCAGCAACAATTGATGCTATTGAGAAAGCTTTAGAAGACAATAAGCTTAAAAGCATTCAGGTTCGCACAGGCGCTTGTACTGATAAGTTCTGTATCAGACTTACCTATATTGACAGCGCTAACAAGTGGAGCAAGGTAAATGCTATCATGAATAGCTTCTCAGATAGAGTTAGCAAGGTCAGTGAAACAAAGACCACAGCTACCTACGCTATATTATAAGGGGGTGACAGATATGGCAGTATCAATAGTTGTAAAGACATTTGATTCAGAAGCTTTTTGTGGATATAAACAGATAACCACATTCTTTGAGGATTTCAGTATAGCCGATAACTTTGGCATAGATGCAATCATGGATACCTATGATAGAGCATTCAAGGAGTGGAAGAAGAACTATAAGTATCTTACCGAGCTTGTAATGGTGCTCAATTGGAAATGTTGGCAACATAACGGAACGAACCCTGTTTATTCTAAGGCATACTCAGACCTGTATTATCAGGCGCATGATTATGCTTGTAACAATCTTGAGGGTGATGAGCTTACTTACTACCTTAGAACAACTGATTGAGGGGGTATACAACATGCTTAGTAAATATTTTGGCGACTACTTCTTTACAGGTTGTTTTTGTTATGGAAAGGTTGCAAATGGAGAATTTTAGGCTTTTGATAGCTTGGAAGATTATGAGGCATATAGAGATTCAATTAAGGAGGATAAATGGCAAGGGCAAGTTTAAAAAATATTTGTCGGCTAATTCAGGAAGTGACTGTCCAACAACCTGTTGAACAGTCATTTTTGGCTGATTTAAAAAGAAGCATAGAGCTGACGGACAAGGCAAATGCGAGAATGCCGTCGCAGACCTACAAACCATCATCAATGCACTGTGTGAGAAATATGTATTATCAGAGGACAGGAACAGCACAGGATGATGGAGAAACGTCTTATGTACTGATTGGTATATGTAACTCAGGCTCAGACATACATCAAAGGATTCAGCAATCTGTACTTGATATGAAGTCCAACGGTATAGACTGTGAATATATCAATGTCGGTGAGTTTGTAACTAGTCGAAATCTGATGGCGCTTGATATAGTAAAAATGCCTGATTTTGAGAATAAAGATTATGAGACCAAGCTGTTTCATAAGAACCTGAATATGAGCTTTTTGTGTGACGGTATAATCAGGTATAAGGATAAGTATTATATACTTGAGCTTAAGACCGAGGGAGTTAATAAGTGGATAGGGCGTAAGGGAGTAGACCCTAAACATTACATGCAAGCCACAGCTTATAGCCTAGCTTTTGGTATTCCTGATGTTATCTTTGTGTATATTAATCGAGATATGTTGGACATGAAAGCATTTTTGTTCACACCGACCACCGATATGAAAGCCGAGTTACAGAGTAAAATTGTATATTGTGAAGATTGTATCAATAATGGGACAGTGCCACCTAAGCCTGATGATGTACCTAGGTCAGTGTGCGAATATTGTAACTATAAAACAGAGTGCAGAAAGGACGGATAGATGGCGATTAATCGAGGAAAGAAGTTTGAGGCTATTGTGCATGAGGCATTTGAGAAAGTACCTAACGTGACAATACTTAGGATGCACGACCAAACAATGGGATTTAGTGGTGGTGCAAATATTTGTGATTTTGTTGGGTATAAGAAGCCATTCTTTTATCTGATAGAATGCAAAAGTGTGCACGGTAATACTCTTAGCATTCACAGCAATCCGAAACCCGATAAGAGAGGAGTGCTACACGGATTTTATGGAGACATCACTGACAAACAGTGGGAGGGTCTGATGGTAGAATCTCAAAATGAAGGCATTCTTGCTGGCATACTTTGTTGGTGGGTAGATAAGGACGTGACCAAGTTTATTCCGATACAGAATTTAGTGAGATATAGAGATACAGGAGCAAAGAGCGTCAGGTTTGATACGGAGTTTATGACCTTACATGATAGGTACACAGGTGAGATTTACGAACCAATAGTGCTTGACGGTAAGAAAAAGAGAGTGTTCTTTGATTATGATGTTTCTAAGTTTTTTAAGGAAGCTGAAAGCTTATTGAGAGGTGATAAATATGATGTATGACGTGGATTTAAAGACAAAAGGCATTGTTGACCAAATCAAAGGAAAAGTAGAATCAGCATCTGTCAAAGTAGATGAGATTGTGTTTGGGATAATAACGCCATATTCAAAAGACCTTGATAATTATGTTAAGTTCATAGCAAGCTGTCTGAAGGACGGTGAGAAGCCACCTACAACTTCAGAGCTTGAGGATTTCTGTATGAACCTGTCAACATATATCTATTTTGCAAGTGGTATGTGCGAACAGCTTGGTATCAGAGACGATATAAGCAAGGCTGTATGGAAAGAAATGTACAATACAGCAAGGGATAACAATGCACATGGTACAGTTGCTGACAAGAATACACAGGCTGAATTACAGAGTCAACATGAACAGCTTACTAACGTGTGTTATTCAAGAGCTTATAAGATGATGAAATCTAAGGTGGATTCAGCTCAAGAACTTTTGTCAAGTTGTAAAAAAGTACTTTCGCATCGTATGCAGGAGGAACAGCTTACACACATGACAAGTGGCATAGGTGACAATAGAAGGGAGGATACATATTGAAAAAGATAGATATGAAAGCCACAGGTGAGAATATTAAGAATATCTGTGAAAAAGTCGAACTAGCCCCGAAAGATATCAGTCGTTTGTTTAATATCGACTTATCAACAGTCTATTATTGGTTTCAGGGCAAAGTATTGCCTAGATTTGATATAGCTTACAACTTGGCTGATATGTGTAACTGTAAGATAGATGATTTTATCGTTCCTGAAGAGGAGGAAGAAGATGGCGAAAACAACGATTGAAGAAGTAATGAATGAACTCAACAAGACCTATAAGGATAGCATAATTACTCAGGGATTAGCTAAGTATGAATATCGTAGGATTCCACTTACAAGCCCAAGATTGAATTATATGCTATATGGTGGACTTCCAACAGGTAAGCTTATTGAGTTTTACGGCGAAAATCACGGTGGGAAAGCGTTATCCTTAGATTGTGATATTTTAACACCTACAGGGTATAGGAAAATGAGAGATATTCAAGTAGGTGATTCTGTAATTGATGGAGAGGGCAAGAGAGCAATTGTTATAGGTGTATTTCCACAGGGCGTAAAGCCTATGTATAGATTTACTTTCGCTGACCATTCAAGCATTGAGTGTTCAGATGAACATTTATGGGAAGTAAACTATCACGGGTGTCATGCAATACAGACAAAGGTATTAAGTGCAAGTGAAATCGCAAGTACATACAAAAAGGCATATAATGGTGGCAGAAATCATTTTATGTATTCTGTAAATACTCCCATTGTTCATGATATTGATTATAATAAGAATTTACCTATTGACCCTTATTTACTAGGTGTTTTATTAGGAGATGGTTGCTTAGGTAACAGTGGTGTATCCGTATCGCTGTCAGAGGCTGATTTAATTGAAAAGGTTAGCGATTTATTAGTGGATTGGGACATGTCACTTCAGCATAACGGTGGGGTAGATTACGACATTAGACATAATCAGAATCCATATGATGCTGTTAGACAGCGTGGGACTTCTTTGAGAAAAGAGTTGGACAACTTAGGATTACGATGTAATTCAATTAATAAGCACATACCGAAAGAATATCTTTACACTACTGTTGAAAATCGTATCAGACTACTTCAGGGATTGTTTGACACGGATGGCTACACAGAAAAAAGAGGTGCAGCGATATTTAGTACAAGTAGCTCTCAATTGTCTGAGGATTTTGCATTTTTAGTTAGGTCACTTGGTGGCATTGATATGGTTACAAGTGATATTGGTCAGTATAAAGATGCTGATGGTAATTTAGTCGATTGTAACATGTCTTATAGTCATCATCTTGTATTTCGTAATGGTATTATTCCATGTACGTCAGCTAAGCATTTAAACAGATATAAACCTTTACGTGTCGGAATGTATTTTAGAAAAATTGTAAAGGTTGAAGAAATTGAACCAAAAGAGTGTCAGTGTATTAAAGTAGATTCAGATTGTCATACTTTTATTGCTGAAAACGTGACTGTTACGCATAATACGACCACAGCGCTTGATGCTGTGGCAAACTATCAACGTTTGCCTAATGCAAAGGGTGTCCTTTATGCTGACGTGGAGAATACGCTTGATGCTGAGTGGGCTGAAAAGCTTGGTGTTGACTTAGATACGATATATTTACTTCAGCCTAAAGGTCAGGGAGCTGAGACTATCTTTGATATGATAACAAAGGCGCTTGATACAGGTGATATAGGTTTATGCGTCATTGATTCACTTGGTGCTATGATGTCTAATCAGGCATTTGAAAAAGCTATTGATGAGAAAACATATGGTGGAATATCAATGGCACTTACAGCATTTAGCAAGAAAGCTGAGATGCTTGCGGCGAAACACAATATTACTATAATCGGTATCAATCAGGAAAGAGCTGATATGAACTCGCCTTATGGTGGCATGAAGACCACAGGTGGAGAGTGTTGGAAATATCTTTGTTCAGTCAGACTTGAATTTAGAATGGGCAAGTACATAGATGAAAAAGGCAATGACCTTACAAGACAGGCTGAGAATCCAGCTGGCAACTATGTACTCGTGACTATGAAGAAGAATAAGACTTGTCCACCTAACAGACGTACAGGATTCTACACCATCCGTTATGAGATTGGTATTGATTATTTGAAAGATTTGGTTGAGGTGGCAATCAAATATAATCTTGTCAAGCAATCAGGCGCATGGTTCTCTATTTTTAATCCGAATACAGGAGAAGAAGTAGCTAAGGTACAGGGACAGCCTAAGGTATATGCGTTTCTTGAGGATGAAGCTAATATAGAAGTCCTGAAGGCTATTGAAGCTTTTATAGATTCAAAAATAAATGAGGATGACAGACAAAAATAATCAAAAACATAGTTGACAATGTTTAAAGATTATGCTATAATATAAACACAGTAGATAATGATAAGGGGTGAATTAATGAGACCGACTCGTTGGTTTTCGACCAAACAAGAAAAGGCTGTTGCAAAAGAGATTGGTGGCAAACGGACACCTAATTCGGGAGCGACGCCTTGGGTTAAGGGAGATGTAATAAAGGATGACTGGATGCTCGAATGCAAGACGTCTACAGCCCCAAAATCAAGCTTTTCCATCAAGAAAGATTGGTTGGAAAAGAATAAGGAAGAAGCCTTTTCTACGGGCAAATCACATAGTGCATTGTGTTTTGATTTCGGAGATAATGGTGATAGATATTACGTCATTGACGAAAAAACATTTAAGGAGGTTTTAGATTTATGGAAAGCATGGACAACAGCCAAATCAGTTTAATCAGAGAGAAGCTTAAGAATGGTGAACGTGTTACGAGCATGAAAGCATTCTTATGGGGAATTACACGTTTGTCAGCAATTATCTATGTGCTCAGGCATGATGAGGGTATGAACATTATCACCAATAAGTGTCAGACCACAAATCGTTACGGGCATACGACCAACTATGCAGAGTATGTTCTTGTGGGAGGAGCTAATACATGACGTCATTAGCTGTTAAGCATAGACCACATACGTTTGATGATGTTGTTGAACAGGGTAGTGTAAAAACTATCCTGTCACAACAGTTAAAAAGTGGAGAGATAACACATGCGTATTTGTTTTGTGGTTCAGCTGGCACAGGAAAGACAACCACAGCTAGAATCTTTGCCAATGAGATAAATCAGGGGATAGGTACTCCAATTGAGATAGACGCAGCGAGCAATAACAGTGTTAATGACGTAAGGACAATCATTCAGCAAGCACGTATGGCGACGTTGGATGGAAGTAAGTACAGGGTCTACATTCTCGACGAAGTTCATGTGCTATCTTCTTCAGCGTGGCAAGCAATGTTAAAGCTGTTGGAAGAGCCACCTGAAACGGCTGTGTTTATTCTTTGTACCACAGACCCACAGAAGATACCCAAGACGATTCTTTCAAGAGTACAGAGATACGATTTTCAGAGGATAAGTCAGCAAGGCATTGTGAACAGATTACAGTTGATACTTGACCTAGAGAATGAGCCTTACGAAGCATATGATATGGGAAAGACATATACATATGAACACGATGCACTTGAGTATATCGCAAAAATAGCAGATGGAGGTATGAGAGATGCCATTACATTGATGGATAAATGCTTAGCTTATTCTAATAAGCTTACTGTTGAGAATGTGGTCACAGCAATCGGAACAGTTGATTACGACAAGATGCTACACCTCGTGGACGACCTGATTGACAATGACGGTAACAGTCCTAGGAGGGTTATTTCAACCATAGAAGATTTACATAGACAGGGCAAAGACCTGAAGCTATTTATCAGGAGTTTTACTAATTTCGTCCTTGACCTTTGCAAGTATTCAGTAACAGATACATTGGAATTTACTCAGATACCCAATTATTTTAATGATGAAGTAGATAAGAGAATGAAGCAATCTTTGTATTATGAAGAGTGTCAGAGGTTGCTTAAACTACTTATAAAGCTTAATACAGATATCAAATGGGATAGTAATCCTAAGACAATGATAGAGGCAAATCTATATAGTTTTTGCGTGGGGTTGTATGAGGAGGTAAATACAAATGGGAGCTGAGCTTTTTAAGCCCGATGATATGACATATGAGGAATGGATGTGCATGTTGATGTGTGGCACTGTCGAAGATGAAGAGGAAGACGATGATGGTGACGATGAAAATTTAGAATAAGGATGAACGCATGAACATTTATATTCAGGATGATAATAAGATTATGAACAAATACGGAGAGCTAAAATGATAGGACAGAAAAGATTACAGAGTCAGATAGGGGAAATCTTGCAATCGGGCAAGTTTCCCCGATTTTCAATATTTATCGGAGAAGAGGGTAGTGGAAGAAAGACCATTATCAATCAGATGCTTAGTGAGTTAGGTGATATACAGGAGTGTGAGATAAGCGCTGAAGAAATCAGAAATGTTATAGAACAGGCATATACGACAATCACACCTACGGTTTTTCTGATTCCGAATGCTGACACTATGTCTGTGTCGGCTGAAAACGCATTACTGAAAGTGACAGAAGAGCCACCTAACAACGCTTATTTTGTGATGACATTAATAAATGCTGATAACACATTGCCTACTATCAGAAGTCGAGCGACCCTGTTCTATATGGATTCCTACACAAGTGACGAGATTTTGGATTACTATCACCGTTCAATCTCAGGTGAAGATGATGAAATCATATCAAGATATTGTCTAGTACCACAGGATGTTGATAAAGTCTGTGCTTACAACATACAGGAGTTTCAGTCCTTTGTCCAACTTACAATTGACAATATTGAAAAAGTATCAGGAGCAAATTCGTTCAAGATAGGAAGTCGTATTAATTTAGGTTCAGATGATAAGAAGTATGACCTTAGTCTGTTTTGGAAAGCATTCAGGTCAGAGTGTCTTAAGCGTATGCCTACCGACCCTTTGAAGTACGTTAAGGGTATAAACATTACAAGCAAATATTTAGGAGAAAGACGCATTGTCGGGCTTAATGCTCAGATGGCATTTGATAATTGGTTATTAGACATTAGAAAGGCGTGGATGTGATGCAAGAAATAAGGCATGATAAGGATTATCTAAGCATATCTCCCTTGTTTGACGACATTGAAAGGCTGTATAAGGAGTTATCTGAGCCTGTAAAGAAGAAGAAAACACCCTTATTTGTTCAGCCTTATGATAATACGTTTTTACCGATAGTCAAGACATTTGAGAAGCTGTCAGGACACACATTTCCTCACATGGAGTTTGAAGAACAGACTTTCCCTGATTTACAGTTACCACAGATGGATTCAAAAAACATAATAGTGTGTTACTCAGGTGGAAAAGACAGTTTTTCAGTTATCAGGCATTATCAGAAGCAAGGGTATAATGTATACGCTTATCATATTAAAGGACTCAATAAGACCTACTATGACGAGTGGGAAGTCGCCGAGCAGATGGCAAGAAAGCTTAAGATTCCGTTGTATATTGACAGCATATCCTACAAGGGAACACATTGTTGGATAGAGCACCCGATGAAAAACATGATAATGGCAATTATGGCATTGTCATGGGGAATACGAAATGGTATAAGTACTAAAATAGCCGTTGGGACGTTCAGGACAGCACTCATAGACGACGTAGCATTTGAAGTCTGCGCTGGTGACACAATGGATATGTGGAAGATGTTTGAGGAAGTGATACGGAAGATAATCCCAAGCTTTCAAATGTATATTCCAAACAAGAACTTCCAAACGGCGTATAATCTGTTGTTAAAAGAGCCTGAGTACTTACCGTTGACAATTAGTTGTATGACACCCAATCGATTCCGAAATCTATTCAGGAAGCGCACTCTGAAGAACTACACAATTGGACTGATGCCATATCGGTGTGGCTGTTGTTGGAAGTGTGCTACTGAGTACATTTGGTTTTGCGATAAAGGTGTGCTTGAGTACAACCAAGCATACTATCTCCATTGTCTTGAGGTGCTGTTAAACAATCTTGAACAGGAGACAGGCTATCAGATACGTGATTTGAACTACGTTTGGAATACCTACTTTTTCTACTCAATGAAAAAATCTAAAGCATATAAGGAGTTACAAAATGCCTTTATTCACGGAAGAAAGATTAAAATTGCCAACTAAATCCCTGAGGGAGCGCTACTTAGTGCCACCTTTCTCTATTCTTGATTCACAGGTAGGAGAATGGCTGAAGAAGCGTAATGAATGGGAGTGCATATTAAAGAACAGGTCAGAGAACGTTAGAAACATTACAGCTAAATCCAATACGCCGTATATCAATAAATTTGACTATGATATAGGCTATAAAGGGCTTGAGCGCAATGGTAATATAAGTACTTTTGACCCATTTCTTTGTGAAATATTAGTAAGATGGTTCAGTAGACAGGGCGATGTCATATTTGACCCGTTTGCTGGTGGGCATGTCCGAGGAGCTGTGTCTGCGATACTTGGACGAGGCTATGTGGGTGTAGATTTAAATCCAATTCAGGTTCAGGCAAACGAAGAAAATTGGGCTAAGATAACTGAGCTTTATGATGCTGAAGATTTTGAGAAGCCTTTTTGGATTTGTGATGACAGCTTAAATCGCATTAAACATACTAAAAAGGGACTTGAGCTTGCTGGGTTAAATGGAATATATGACATGCTACTAACATGTCCACCTTACTATAATTTGGAAATCTATTCAGATGATGAGCGAGATTTAAGTGCCTTCAAAACATATGAGCAGTTCAGAGACCGTTATAGCGAGATTATTAAAGAAGCATATGATATTCTTGTTGAAGATAGTTTTGCTGTTATAGTGGTAGAGGAGATTCGTGACCCTAACGGACTAATGTATGGTTTTGTGCCTGATACTATTAATGCTTTTGTACAGGCTGGCTTTAAGTATTACAATGAGATGATATTAGAAAATCGTATTATGAGTTTAGGAGTCAGATGCCCGAAGTATTTTGAGCAATCACGTAAAGTAGGTAGACACCATCAAAACGTACTTGTATTTTTTAAGGGAAACCCTAAGAACATTGAAGAAAAGTTTGGAAAATTTACAAAAGAAGATTAAAAAAGTACTTGACAAACATTATAATATATGTTAAACTAATCGCATAAGGAGAGTAGAGGTATGGCTAAATGGATAAGATTTGACAACAGGTCAAAGACACAAAAGTTCAGATGTCCACATTGTGGCAAGATTTGTCATTGTCGGTATAATGGCATGATGACAGTTACACGTTGTGATTACAAGTTTTGTCCGTATTGTGGTAAAGAAGTTGAACCTAATTTGGGAGAAGATGGAAGCACATGACATTCACAGACATAAAGAGACAACTACAGGCTCAGCGTTTGGATAACCTTTACATTTTCACAGGTGAAGAGTTAGAGGTTCAGAGAGCTTATATAAATCGGATTGCTGAAGCCAAACAACAGTTAGTAAGGCGTATAGACTCAGTTACTGAAGCAATAAAGACTAAAGGAAGAGGATTGTTAGATAATCCAATTTGCTTTGTGTGTCGTGATGATGCTGATTTTCAGAAGACTGAAAGCGCTTGGGATAGTTTAGAGACACTTCTTGGTGATAATACATTGATATACGTTGCTACTAAGATTGATAAGCGCTCTAAGTTCTATACTAATTTTGAAAAGCGTATTGTTATATTCGACCATATGACAGAACAAGTGCTTATAAAGCACATAAAGGAGCAAGTGAATCTATCAACGGATAACTGTAAAGAGCTTATTAGGGTGTGCGAAGCTGATTATGGTAGGATACTTACAGAGATAGATAAGATAAACATGCTTTTGGACGCAGACGAAGCAAGACCATTTGAGATAGCAACAGACAGCATACAGTCAGCTATGACTACTAATGAAGCCTTTGAGAAGTTGCTTAAGGATGGCACGATATATCAACCACCAACAGATGCAATTTTTAGTTGGGTAGATGCTTTATTATCAGGGAAATCGAGGCTAGCATTTAAGTTATGGCAAGAGTGTATAGACTTAGGAGAACCGTCTTTAAGGCTGTTGTTGGTTCTGTATCAGGGAGTGAAACGTCTCTTACAAGTACAAAGTTGCGAAGTAAAAGACATATCAACCAACACAGGTCTCACAACGTGGGAAATAAATCTTGTAAAAGACAAAGTGGGCATATATCACACAGGCGAGCTAGTGGAAGCCTTAAGAAATATCAAAGCTATCGAAACAGGAATAAAGACAGGCTTAATAGAGGAAGAGTTCTCAGTTCCATATGCGATGATATCACTGTTGAGCGTATGAGCGAAGAAAAGTTATATAAATATTGTATCAGGTGTGGACGGCTTTTAAAGAACACTGAAAATAGGAAGCGTGGTATGGGTCAGATTTGTTGGCTGAAGTATCAGACAGAATTGACAAAAAAGCATAAGTTATTCTAAAAAGGAGGTTTACACAATAGATATATTGTGCTATACTGAATTATGGCGAGTAATACAACGAATATTCATAAGTTGCAACAGGCGATAAACCAAAAAGGACACAAAATCCTTTATTCGACCTCACAATTTTACTCCATCAAACAGAACAGACCTATTACAACATATCAGATACGACAGGCACAGCTTGATGAGGATACAGGAAAGACACATACAGTGGAACTTTTCAAATCAACATCACAGTTACAGATTCTCTTGTTCCTCAGGGATTTTTGGTATGAGATAAATGGGTGGGAAATTCCCACAGATAATGAGATGTGGGAAGAGATTAAAGCAAAGATGCGAAAGGAGAAGTAGCATGGGAAGCACAGGAGCAAATACTACACCCCGTGGTGGTGGAGCGACAGGCGCAGGAACAGCTCAGGCTCAGGGACAGATTTTACCCACAGACACACCTCAGATAGTTGCGACACAGGCACAGGCACAGTCAGCAAATAACGCTAACTTTAGTGCCACAGATGATGGAGACTTCCGTGACCTTGAGGGACGACTTAGAGATTATTACTCTAATCAGACATTCAATATTGATACACAGGTTGCCGTTCAGGATTATTTATATGACAAGCCTGTTGGAAGTAGCTTGTATTCTCCGTCACAGGAAATGAATTACAAACTGAAGCATGAGGGTGAGAGTGGAGTTCAGCCACTTACACCTCAGGAAGCATTTATGAGAGATTCCATGATGGAAGGAATGCACAACTTAGGTCAGAACATGATTCTTGAGCATTATGGAAGAATATCTTATGTTGACGCATTTGGACAGCTTGCAAAACAGATGGGACTTACTAATCAGACAATTACTTCAAGTAATTTTGAGAACATGAGTGAAAGTGCTTTAAAGAAAGCCTTTACAGGTGTCACCTATGATGAAAAGGGCTTTGTATCGACTTCAGCAAATCACTTTTCACATGCTCCGTCAGGTAATGCGTTCACAGACAAAGCTGTTAAGATAACAATAAATGCTCCGGCTAGTGCTCAGGGCTTAATGCCAGGCAATGGTCCAGGTGGAGCTTTAGGTGAAATGGTTCTTGCACCTAATCAGCATTACAGAATAACAGACGTTAAGTTTACAGGTAAGAAAGGACGTTCAGGTTCAAATTCTTACAAGCAAATAGAGTTTATCGTAGAAATGTACTAAGAAAGGTAGGTGAAACCAAATGGCAAAGGGAAATTCTAGCGTTGACCTCAAAAAGAGCAAGAAGCCTAATTACGTTAAGGCTAATGACGATAAAATGAGTAGATGGGACAGAGGTGGCGATTGTATCGCACCCGCTTCAAAACCTTATTCACCCAAGAAAGGAAAGTAAGACTATGGGAGCAACAGGAAAAACAGGAACAGGATTCTTTGGTGGTGGAGGTGGCGTAGTTGCTACAAGTCCGACTTCACAAACACCTCCGACGCTGACACCAAACGTAACAATCCAACCCGTAAATGAAGATAACCCTGAGGTTGAGTCACAAGTGCCTACCACGGAAAACACACCTGTGACTCAAAGCGCTGCGGAGAAAGTAGCACAGATGTCAGATGATGAGCTTGCAGCGTTGGCGATTGCTTCAAAGAAAGTTAAGATGCCCAACTTCTTAGCTGACAGGGATGACCCTACACAAAAGTTCGTTTTCCAAGCTGGTATAAACGAAAAACCTACTGTTTTGAGTGCAAGTGATTTCAATCAATATCTGAAGGACAATAACATTGACCAAAATACAATCATAGCACGAGCTGTAAATGGTGCGACTTATAAGAATCAGCAAGGTTACAATGTAACTTATACGGCAAAACAGGTTCAGGACATGCTTAAGTACAGTAAGCTTACCTATATCGGTGGAAAGCAAGGTGGACAGGCATATGGAGCTGGCGCATATTTCGCAATGACGGGTGGTTCAAATACAGGTTATGGTAGCACGACAGCCGTTGCTGTTTTAGATAAGAGCAAGGCTAAGATAATTGACGAATATACATTATCTCAGAGAGCGAGGAGTTTTGCTCAGTCACATCCTAAATTTGCACATGCCATTGGAGCATATAGCTCAGGACAGTATGGAAATGCTAGTATTTATGCGCTTGCAATGGGTTATAATGTAATAACCGACCATAATCCCGATACTTCAGGTAATTATATCAGAACAACTAACAGGGGAAACGCAACAGGTGATTATTACAACGTAATCGACAGACGTGTATTGATTTATAAAGAATAAAGGAGAGCAAATATGGCAACCAAGAATAAAGAAGTCAAACTCAATAAGGGAGATGCCGATAAGATATTTGGCGATTTCAACAGTAACTTTGTTCCTAAGGGATGCAAAGATGTTCATAAACAGAACAAAGCAAATCCTAGCAAGACAGGAAGTAAGAAGCCTAAGATTCACTAAGGAGCGAAGCTTATGGGAACAACAGGAACAGCAACACAAGGCATAGCACAAGCACCTGTAAATCAGACACCTCAGGGTTTAGCTGATGATGCCGACCAAGCAACAGTTCAGGCTTATTACAAGAATAAGTTAGGAATGGATGTTGGTGGAAGCTATTACAGAGATAATCTAGACCCTAAGATATTAGCAAGGTCAGCAGAACCACTTGAAAAACTTGTAAATGAATTAGGCAAAGACGTGTTTGATGAAATGGGAATACGTATTGTCTCTTCTCAGTCACAGTTTATGGGACAGAAGGCAACAAGAGCATATGCACAGACTTCCCTACAATCTCACACTATAGCCGTAAATCCTAACAAGTTCAATGACTATAATACAATAAAGGCGTCCATGCACACAGATGTACATGCTGGCTATCATCCAACAGGATGCAAGGCTGGAGACGTAATAGTACATGAGGTAGGACACAACCTTGAGTTCCTGATTAACCGACGCATTAACGCCAATAACAGGCTTAACCTAGTGTTAGCTGATTACAATCAGACTTACTCCAAGGCAATCGTCCAACAGGCTTACAGCGAGCTTAAGAAAGAACAGCCGAGCCTTTACAGTACGGAGAAGCAAGCGAGGAAGTCAATCTCAGGTTATGCTGATTCACTGTGGAATGGCACAGTTGCTTACACTGAATGCTTAGCTGAAGCTGTGGCTGATTATGCAAGGAATGGACAGAATGCAAAGCCTATGTCTCTTAAGATTTGGCAAGGCATTAAGTCCATGCTGAAGTAATAAACGGAGGGTAAAAGACATGGATAAAAACGACATTCTAAAGAGAGCAAATAAGGACATAGCCAAAGCCAAGGCTAGAGGCGACAATCCCAAAGGGATAACGGATAGAGACCCTTATCCAACTTCCAATCAAACAGTAAAGACCAAAAAGAAACCTAATAGCCAAAGGGCATAACAGCCTTTTGGCTAATTTGGGTTAAAGGGGCTAAGACCCCCACACCTAGAAAAGACATTAACCCCCACCTGACATGAAGTACCCATTACAGACCCCATAGGTCAAAGCATTTTACTCCCCAAGGGAATGACACGGGTCAGTCCGAGTGAGGGTGGTAGCAACAGTTTTATTGACTCAAAGCCCTATAGACTTACCCCCACCTCTCTAGAAAACAGGGCATTTCGGGGGAAGCTTGGTATAGGGTGGGCTGATTTTTACATGAGAGAGACCTACATTTCTGTGGGCACGATTGGAGGAGTGACATGGATAAGAAGATTACAGCTTGGTTCACAATGAATGGTAAGCATATCCCTATATATGAGGGAGAGAGTAAGGAAGAAGCCGTAAACAGGAGCATTGCTGATAGTAATGAAGACAAGAAAGCAAAGGACATGGCGAGGAATAAACAGGTTGCTGATACGCTGAACAATAGGGCGTCAGTAACTAGTGGCAAAGATGCTATAGCCAATCTTGAAGTCATGAAAGTCGGTACACCTGTAAAGCTTCAGCTCACTAAGGATAACGGCTTTAAACAGGCTATCTATGCTGGCAAGGGCGAAGTACAGGGACGCTCAGCCTATAGATTTTATGACGGCGAGGGCATTGATGGCACTTTTGGGCTGAGTGATAAGTTTCTCAGTAATCATGACGAAGTCAAGCTCAAGCTCAATGATAACAGCCCCGAAGCCGTAGCCAAGCTGTTGAAAGAGATGAAAGGCAAGAGCGATGAGAGTAAGGAGAGTAATAACAATCTTGCATATGCGCTTAAGAATAATTCATCTCTCAGGGAAGAGATTATAGACTTTTCAAGACAGAATGGCAAAAAGGACAATGATTATGTCAAAGGGTCAATCAGACTGTCAGACGGAGCATTTACAGATGCCGAGAAGAAACAGTTTGAAAAGGATTTCAGCTCATACATGAAGAAGAACTTTCCCAATCTTGACTATTCGTCAAGCGTAGGCATAAGGAAAGACGGCACATGGCTGAATATCAAGAACAGGCGCAGTGCATACTGATTCTCAGGAGGGCACTATGAGTGAGCGTAAGATAGTTGATTGGTTTACCATGAACGGCAAGCACGTTCCCATTTACGAAGGAGAGAGTAAACAGGATGCCGTCAATAGAAGTATTGTTAACGATAATGAGGATAAAAAGAGTGCTCAGATATCTAAGAACAAGGCACAGGCTGACAATCTGAACAAGGACGCAAAGATAAAGGCGTTAAAGGCTGAATACGAGAACACTAAAGGCTTAATAGCGAAGGCTAGGATACAGCGCAAGATAGACATGCTAGAGAGCAATTGGCAAGGCACTGAGGAAGAATACATCGCACACAAGCATAAACAAGCCGAAGAAGAAAAAGCTAAACGGGAAAAGGAATACGAAGAAAGACAGCAAGCCGAGAGAAAAGCTAAAGAAGAAAAGGAAGCCAAGAAGAAAGCCGAGTTGGAGCGAGAATTAGCTACACAACCTGAGCACAAGGTTGAGCAGTTCAAGATAGTTCAGGCAACCAATCCTATGAATGATGATTATCATGTCGGTATCAGAAAGCCTTCAGACATAAAGACGTGGGAAGAAGCAATAAAGAATCCCGACAGCTTTGCATGGGGTGATTTTTCCAAAGAAGATGCCGAAAAAGCACTCAAGTCAGGCAAGATAATAATTTACAGTAGCTATCCCATTAAAAATGGGGTGTTCGTGTCTACAAGCTATGCTCAGAGTGAACAGTATGCAGGTGGTAAAGGCAAGAAAGTCTATTCCAAGGTTGTTCCTTTAGAAGACGTAGCATGGATAGATGGCGATGAAGGTCAGTTTGCTAAGCTGAGAAAGGGGTAAATGATGCCTGTAAGAAAAGTAAAAGGTGGCTATAGATGGGGCAACACAGGCAAAGTCTATAAGACCAAAGAGCAAGCTGAGAAGCAAGGAAGAGCAATAAGAGCAAGTGGTTGGAAGGAGAAGAAGTGATGGCTGACAGAGAGATTAAGCAATGGATAACAATGAATGGACAGCATATTCCAATCTACGAGGGCGAAAGTAAAGAGGATGCCGTGAGCCGAGTAATCGCTGAGAAAAACGAAGCTACTAAAGAGAAACAGATAGCAAAGAATAAAGAACAGGCTGATAAGTTAAATGGCAAGGCTTATGAGATAACGGAAGATGGCAAAGTCAGTGATGATGGGTCAATCAGTATGGAATATCTTCATATCTCTAACAAGACAGCTAATTACGGTGATAAATATGGACAGAATCTTGAGCCTTCTGGAGAGTATATGAGCTATATCCCCAAGGGAACGTCACATATAAATCAGCCTAACTATACTTATGGCAAGGTACATTTCAGCAAGCCTTTAATCCTTGAGCATAAATCAACAGGAGCTAATGGCTGGAAAAAAGATTTAAGTGAGATGTTCGGGGGCAAAACTAAGAAAGCATTGTCAGAAGCTATCAAGAAGAAAGGCTATGATGCCATAGTGACTTATGAGATGTATAAAGGGCAGAGAGTGTGGTCAGAGATTGTGAACCTTAACGGGAGGAAATATTGATGGCAAGGGAAGTTAAACAGTGGATAACCGTAGAAGGTCAACATATACCTATCTTTGAGGGTCAGAGCAAACAAGATGCTGTAAATTCATTCATAGCAAAGAAGAATGAAGATACCAAAGAGAAACAGATTGCTAAGAACAAGGAACAGGCTGATAAGCTTAACGGTAAAAAGGACACCCTTGAAAGCCGATTAAAAGGTGATGACCTAGAAAACGCTAAAGACTTTATAGAGGAGTTGAAAGCTAATAATGCAACAGTAGATGAACGGGGATACGTAACGCTGTATCATCATACTACACCTGAATCAGCAGAAGCAATCCGTAAATCAGGCATAATGAGAGCAAAGGAAGATGGAGTGTTCTTTACCACAAAGAAAGACTCCGATGCTCAGGCTGGTGGAAGAGGAGGAGCTGTATTAGCTTTTAAGATACCTGTGGAAAAGTTACAGATAGATGATGAGTTCGGGGATGAAGTACATGTACGGATTCCGTTATCTTCAAAATCAAGTGTATTGAACATATCAAAGTATTTACAGTAGAGTAAGCAAAGGAGAGTATGAAGTATGCCAACCACAAAGAAAAAAGAAAGCGCGGGGAATAAAGAACCCGTAAAAAAGAAAACTACTAATACTCGAACAGCTAAAAAAGCAAAAAGAGAATCCTTTAGTAATTGGGAAGGACATGCCTTAACACCACAAGAAGCAAAGTTCATAGATGAATATTGTGTAACAGGTAATGGAAGACAGTCTTATATAACAGCATACCCCAATGCAAGTCCATCTTCAGCTGCACAGTTAGCACAGCGAGTGTTAAATAAGGATTACATAAACTCGGAAATAAAGCACCGTCTTCAGCAAGCCCAAGAAGCAAGCATAGCATCAGCCACAGAGATAATGAATTTTTTCAGTTCTGTAATGCGTGGAGAGGTAAAAGACCAATTCGGATTGGAAGCACCCCTGTCAGAAAGAACGAGGGCTGCGGTAGAATTGGCAAAGCGACAGATAGACATACCACAGAGGCTAGCTGGCAATGAACAGCCTGAAGTAAAGATATCAGTTGATTGGAGTAGAGGAGTATCCGTAGAGACAAGACCCAAGACAGTCCGTGAGCTTGTAGACGGAGAACTGACAGAGGAAGAGATAAATGGCTACGAAGGAAACAATAGTAACACCTAATGTAAATCTGAGCATTCCTCTGAGAGACTGTATCATCCCGATGTATGACGACGTGTTGGAAGATATCATGATGCACAAGCATACCCACTATATCGGCGAGGGAGGCAGAGGTTCTACAAAGTCGTCTTTTTATGGTGGGATAGATATACCCTTACTGATAATGACATACCCTAACATCCATGCTGTGTGTTTCCGTAAGGTAGGCAATACAATACAGAACAGTATATATGCACAGGTGGTTTGGGGGATTTATAAGCTAGGGGTAGAGCATCTGTTTCACATACCCAAGACATACTCAACACCAATCGTCTATCTTCCGACAGGACAGAGGATACTGTTCATGGGTATGGATGACCCTAACAAGGTAAAGTCTATCAAGTTACCTTTTGGCTATATAGGCATAACATGGTGGGAAGAGCTAGACCAATTCTCAGGGGAGAACGAGATACGTAAAGTACTTCAGTCTACCATGCGTGGTGGCGATATGTTTTGGAACTTTATGACATTCAACCCTCCTATCAGTAAGCTTAATTGGGCTAATGAGTATGCAAGGAAAGCTAAGCTTGAGAATGGCAAGGGAAGTATACTAGTCACTAGCAATTCTTTCCTTGATGTTCCTATGGAATGGCTAGGCACTCAGTTTGTGGAAGAAGCGCTTGAGCTGAAAGCAAAGAATCCGAGAGCATATATCCACGAATATCTAGGCATTGCAATCGGAACAGGTGGAGACGTCTTTCCCAATTGTGCGCCTATGGATATGTCCAAGCTTGTAGACACTCCTCATGGACAGGCTGAGATGTGGACAACGTTTGATAGTATCTATAATGGTATTGACTGGGGCTTTGCCCGTGACCCGTTCAGGTTTGTCAGAATGCACTTTGATGCTAAGCGATTAGACTTGTATATATTCTCAGAATATGATACACTGAAGAAGAGGAATGAGACAGTCTTTCATGAGCTATATGATGAGCTTAAGTTAGTCAGTAGGGAAGAGCCTGTAATAGCTGATAGCGCTGAGGAAAAATCAGTAGCTGACTTTAAGGCGTATGGTGCATTTATACGACCAGCCGAGAAAGGTCCAGAGAGTGTAAGGTATGGCATTAAGTGGCTTCAGGGTTTGAATCATATCTATATTGACCAAAAGAGATGCCCTAAGACTTATTTTGAGTTCAGTACTTATGAATATGAACAAGATAAAGATGGTAATTTTATCAGTGCATATCCTGATAAGAACAACCATTGTTTAGTTGGAGCTACATTCGTCGATACATCTAAAGGACAACAAACCATTGAAAGTTTGGTTGGTACAGAGGGCAAGGTTTGGGCGTTTGATGAACAACACGAGTGTCCCGTACTCACAGATTATATAAATTGCCGACAAACCTTTGAGAGTGCTGAGATATGGGAAGTAGAATTAGAAGATGGGCGCATTATAGAATGTACATATGACCACCCGTTTTTGACTTCTAACAGAGGATATGTTAGGGCTTGTGAGTTAACCACAGAAGATGATATTATCATTATTGACACAATATGATACGGTGTGCCATATTAATTTATGGAGGTGATTTATATGGCGCAGAAATATCAGTGGTATTTTAGGGCACAGGAGGCGACATGAAAGTAAAATCAGTTAGAAAGACAACAAGACAACAGGCTGTTTATGATTTAGAAGTGCCTAAGTATCGTAATTTCAGCATAAATAGTGGGATTATTGTGCACAACTCGATAGATGCCACCCGTTATAGTCTTCAGAAATATTGGGCAAGGAAAGGAAATTAATTATGTACGAATGTTTTCATTGTTTACAAAAAGCAGTAGTGTGGGAGAGTGATTTTGATTTTAGTGACATGGGTTATGAGGGAGAAGGCATTGTACATATCTGTCATTGTTCTAACTGTGGAGCTGAAATAGAGTATAGGATTAGCACAGCATCTGAATCCGATGATGAGGAAACGAAAGAACAGACTGAGGAGGCTTAACTATGAGCTTTAATTTTAATTTGCCCATGTATGAAAGAGCTATCAGGGACACATCACAGTTGTATCCTACTATGAACGTAGATGAATGGTACGACAATCCTATAGCTGGGCTGAATAAAGTTAATTCAGTTAAAGGGTATCATGGCACAGCTCAGGGTATATATCTGAATCAGAAGCTCAGGAAGCAAGAGCCACTGTTCACTAGTGATATGAAAGTCGTTAATGAGATGGACGCTAAAATGCAACCGACTAAATATCCCGTGGCGTTGGACAGAGAGGTGAATGAAGATTACTTCTACACCTTGGGTGCAAAGTATAATCGTGATAATCCATCAGAGTTAGTTGGGCAGACCTTTACTGATTTGGGATATATGAGCACCACATATAAACCTAATTTCGACAAGACTATCAATTATAATTTCTTTGGTGGCAAGCCTGTTTT